GATGTACAACGTCAAGTTATTTCAGTATCAGGTCAAATTACTGCATTTTATCAAGATGGTATTCTTCCTGGATATTTTGATGCTGCAACTCCAATTAACATAATTATTGTGGTTGCTAATGATAGTACCGCTGCAACGGATTTTGTATCATTTTCAATGTCATCCGTTATTTTTGATGGTGATGATAAAGATGATGGTCAAAAAGGTATTGTTAGAACATATCCTTTTACTGCTAGAATGAACCCTAATGGTGGTTCCGCTTTAGCAAATGACCAAACTATTATTAGTATTCAAGATAGTCAAGCTGCATAAGTTGTAAATGTTTTAAAACGCCTGTACACTGTATGGGCGTTCTTACTTAAATAAATAGGATATAATTATAATGACTTCAACCACACAACCAGAAAAAGCTTTACCCTCAATCCATGATTTTAATGCTACTAAGCAATCCGAGATTGGTTTTGAATTTGAATATGAAAATGAACTTGGTAAAGGTACAGGTTTTTTTATTACTGTTATTGGCGACCAAGCTGAATCTGTTAAAAAGGCAGTTTTTGCTAAGATTAATAAAGAACGTAATCAAGCTGCTATACTTAAAAAACGGGGAAAGGATGAACCTGTTAAAACTATCGAAGAACTAATTGAAGATAATATTGAGGGTATTGCTGCTTGTATTATTGATTGGCGTGGTGTTGCTGAACCTTATACTCAAGAATCAGCATTTTTAATTTGCCAAAATAATAAATTAATTTATGACCAAGTAAAGGCTGCTTCGGAAAACCTTGCAAATTTTACCAAGAGCAAATAGAAGATTTACTTTTATTTGCCGAATCAGAATTTTTATTAAGTGAAACAGAAGGTGATGGGGAAAGTTTACGAAATCACCTTGAATCAATTTATAGGCAAACTGGTAAAAAACCTGCGCAATTAGAACAAATAGAATTCCCACATACAATGATTCTTGTGTGGGAATCCTTTAAAAGTTTAAACCAAACTCGAACTTATTCTGAAGTTAGAGCTAATCCTATAAGTTATTCTGAAATAATGGCTTGGAGTATTTTAACAGATACAATTCTTACACCAAAAGAGATTTATATTTTAAAATTACTAGATAATTCATTTTTAGTTCATTTAGCAAAACAAAGTAAGGAATAGGTTTATGCAGACTTTAGCTAGTTTAAATATTGAAGTTACAAATACTGGAATTAATGAAACAAATTCCGCATTAACTAGCCTTCTAAATAAAGCTAATAATGTCCAACTTGCAACGGAAAATTTAACTAAAGCTAATGTTGTATTTGAAACAGGTAATAAAAAGGCAGCCAGTTCCTATACGGATATGGTTGCTAAATTAACACAATCAAAATCAGCCTATGATTCTTTACAAATGGCTTTACAAGGTTTCACTGATAAACAAATTAAACATATTCAATTTTTAACTGCTGAAAATGAAGCACTTAAAATAAACGAACAAATGACTAAGGAAGGTTATACAAAAAAATATGACTATGATAAAGATTATTATAATGCCTTACAGGAAAATGCTAAAAGAAATAATTTAATTCATTCTGAAGCACTTAAAATAAATGAAGCATTAGATAAACAATCATACGCTACTAAGTTGCAGTATGATAAAGAATACTTTTTTGCGCTTCAAGAAAATGCTAAAAGAAATGCAATAATTATTGCAGAAAATGCTGCAACTGCTGCTAAGGTTGCTGCTGAAGCTGCTAAAATTAGACAAACTTCTAGAAATACTTCCGCTGGTATTTTTGTAGATGAATCAAACCCATTAGTACAACAACTCAATCAAAACTTAGCATTGGAATCTTCCATTAGACAACATGGTATAGATAATATACGAACACAAGAACTACAGTCGTCTCAAATTCAAATTGAAATACGAAGTCGTTTAAATGAAAGATTATTAGAATTAGAAGCCAAGTTAAAGGATGGTACTATTGGTAATCGTGGTCAAGCTAATGTTATGAGACAACAATCTTTAAGAATAGCTGAACAAGAATTAACTTCAAATAATCTACTTATAGAATCTCAACGTGCTGTAAATGAGGAATTAAAGAAATCCGTTACTACTCACGACCATTCTAACCAATTAATGACAAGAACAATTTCTATTATGGCTGCAATGGCATCATATCGAATTGTTAGTGCTTTTATTGAAGTACCTATGGAAGTACTTAAGACTAATATTGAAATGGAAAAACTTAATATTTTATTAGAAGGTGTTACAGGTTCTGTACAAAACGCAAGATTAGAATTTAATCGTTTATTAGCATTAGATATTAAAACCCCTTTTGATATTAAAGGTTTAACTGAGACCTTTGTTATGTTAAAGAATTATGGGCTTGAACCAACTGAAATGGTAATGAAGTCCTTAACTGATAGTGTGGCTAAATTAGGCGGTGGTACTGAACAGTTAATAGGTATAGGTAGGCAGTTGGGTCAAGCTTGGGCAAAAGACAAGCTACAGCAAATAGACATGCGACCTATGGTTGAAAATGGTTTACCTGTAATTAGTTTATTGGCTAGTGCTTTAAAAACAAGTACTTCTGAAATTCTTGCAATGTCAGCAGCAGGTACTATAGGTAGGAAAGAAATGTTATTACTTTTTGCTGAAATGCAAAAAGACGCACCTAATGCTGCTGCAAGAAACATGGATACTTTGCGTGGTGCTTTATCAAACATAACTACAGCATGGACACAATTTCAAAATGCTATATTAGAAGATAAATCTGAGGGTGTAATAAAACGTATTTTTGAAAGTTGGAGTTCAACGCTATTCAAATGGCGTGATGATATTTCTGGTGTTGTTAATCAAACAAATGCAATGGCAGAAAATTTGATGAAGTTGGAAAGTGTTAGGGCAAGGATTGCTAAAGTTGAAAAAAGTCCCCTTATAGGTGAAATTGCTTCTACTATGGGTATAGGTAGTAGTGTAGCTGATTTAAAAGAGCAGGAACGAGATCTTTTATCAACTCAAGATAAAATTCTTACTGCTATGGAAAACGAAAGTCTTGCTGCTTATAAACTTAAAGACACTTCTGAATCAAAATTGGAACTTGATAAAAAAGCACTTGAACTTTCTGAAAAACAAGAAAAAGCTTTAATTAGACAATTAGAATTTGAGGGCAAAATAAACCAATCTAAAATGGAACTTGCTAATGCAGTTATTGATGCTCAAATAAAAGATCAACAAAGATTAAATACTACTAAAGTTGCTGGTTATGAATTAGAACGTAAACAAAATGATGAAGCTTTGAGTAGAAATGAAATTTCAGCCAAACATAGATATGATGTTGAAATTGATTTAATTCAAAAACTTAAATCTGCGGAAATTCAAAAACTTAATGACATTGAAAGTTTAGAAAAACAAAAAGTAGCTACTAAAGTTTTAGATGTTGATAAAGCTTGGCTTGCAGTATTAAAAGTTGAGGATGATTCTGGTAAAAAAGGAACCGTTAATAAATCATCTATGGCAATGGGTCCTGGACAAGCAATGCCTAGAACTTTGGCTGGTATCAACGAAAAAGGAGTAGATGTTGGTGTAGGTTTTGGTGTAGCTAGATTTAAACCTGCTGTTGATGAAAACCTAATGGGTATGTTAGGTGATTATAAAAAAGTTCAAGATTTTGCCACACGGCATGATGCTGAACTAAAAGAATGGTCTGAAAAATATTGGAAAGCTTTAGTTTTAAATTATGGAAGTGTTGAAGAAGCTTTAAAGCATTATGGTGATGGTACAGTTGACTATAGTAATAAGGTTATGGCAGCTTACGCTATGATAACAGGTGCTACAAAAGACCAAATTAAATTAGATTCCGATGCAAAAGATACTCTTGATGATAAAGCAAAAGCAACAGCTAAATATGCTGCTATGGAACAAGATGCACGAAATAAACTAATTAAATCTTCTTATGAATATCAAAAGATGTTGGAAGAAGAGCAATTAAAAACTATTAAAATTACAGGTACTTCAAAACAGTATAGGGATGCTAACTTAGCTTATCAAGAAAAGTATAATGTTGAATTACAAAAAGCTATAGCTATTCAAGATAAAGTAGGTGAGGGTATAATTAGAACTCGTATGGCTGCTGAGAATAAACAACCGTTTTATGATCTTCAAAAGGATAATGATTCAATTATTCAAATGGGGGAAACACAATCCAAATTTAATGACCAATTACTTAAAACTCGTGCTTTGTTAGAAGACGGTACTATTAAGGAAAGTGAGTTTAAAGCCGAAGTGGGTAAGTTAGCTAAAGCTTATAATGAACAATTTATAGAACCTGCTGAAACTTGGACTAAAAGAATGAGTCAATTTGCAATTCAAGCTGCAAGAAATATGCAAACAGGCTTTGCTCAATGGCTTTATGATCCATTTAAGGATGGACTTAAAGGTATGCTTAGTGGTTTTATAGATATGTTGCGTAAAATGGTTGCTGAAGCTGCTGCTGCTAAAATTTTTGATGCACTTTTAGGTACTAAAAATTCTAAAGGTCAAAATACAGGTGGACTTTTAGATAAACTATTTTCAGGTTTTGGTAGTGCTGCTACTACTGCTATTGTTGCTGCTGATGGTGGTGTATTTTCAGGAAAAGGTATTTCAGGCTACTCAGGAAGTGTGGTTAGTTCACCTACAGTATTTCCATTTGCAAATGGTACTGGTTTAATGGGTGAAGCTGGTCCTGAAGCTGTTTTACCATTAAAAAGAACCCCTTCCGGAGCTTTAGGTGTTCAAACGTCTGGTAATAAAAGTAGCGGTGATACTATAAACAATGTTACTATTAATGTACAAGCTGCTAAAGGGGATAGTCCTACTGATACTGGTAATAAAGCTGCTGAAGCATTTATGAGAACTATAGCAAAACAAGAAATAACAAATGCTAACCGTCCTGGAAATCAGTTAAATAGAACTACTACTTTTGGAGCTTAGTAATGCCACAAGCAATGCCTTTAACCACAAAAATCTCTGAAAATAGTACTAAAAATTCATCTTACAAAACTTTAACAAGTAGATTTGGTGATGGTTATGCTCAAAGAGCTCCCGATGGTACTAATAATAAAATTGATGTTTGGGATTTAAAATGGTCGCCTTTAAACTTAACTGATAGA